ACTGTTTGGGAAGAACCTTCCGAATCAGATAAAGAATTAACTGCCTTTGTTATTCAACATTGCGACAGATGGAGAGATTCCAGAGACGAGAACTATTTAGAAGACTGGAAAGAGTACGAAAGAATCTTCCGTGGCGTATGGGCTGACGAAGACAAGACACGAGAGTCTGAGCGTAGTCGCTTAATTAGTCCAGCTACACAGCAAGCGGTAGAAACCCGCCATGCTGAAATCATGGAAGCTATCTTTGGTAACGGAGAGTTCTTTGACATTAAAGATGATGTCCGTGACTACAACAACAATCCAATGGATGTTGAAGCCATTAAGGTTCAGCTCAAAGAGGATTTAGAAAAGCATAAGATTCGTAAGTCGATTGACCAAATCGAATTGATGGCTGAGATTTATGGTACTGGTATTGGTGAGATTATCGTCAAGCAAGAGAAAGAGTTTGTTCCTGCAACGATGCCAATGCCGGGCATGACTCAAGCAGCCTATGGCGTACAGGAGAAAGAATACTTCTGCGTCAAGGTTAATCCTGTCAATCCTAAGAACTTCCTCATTGACCCCAACGCTACCTCGATTGACGATGCGATGGGATGTGCTATTGAGAAGTTTGTGTCTATTCACAAAGTGGTTGAGGGCATGGAAAAAGGTATCTATCGTAAGGTAGACATCGGACCCGCTGGCAACGACGATGACTTAGAAGTGACTCAAGAAGTCGTTCAGTACCAAGACGATAAAGTTAAACTTCTGACATACTACGGCTTAGTTCCAAAAGAATATCTAGAGCAGTTAGAGAACAAAGATGAAGAAGTTGTTGACCTCTTTCCTGAAGACAGTACTGCTGATACCTATAGTGGTCTAGTCGAAGCGATTGTTGTTATCGCTAATGATGGACTCTTACTCAAGGCTGAGAAGAACCCCTACATGATGCAAGACCGCCCTGTGTTGGCGTATCAGGATGACACTGTCCCTAATCGTTTCTGGGGTCGTGGCACTGTTGAGAAAGCCTACAATATGCAAAAGGCTATCGATGCTCAACTACGCAGTCATCTAGATAGCTTGGCACTGACAACAGCCCCAATGATTGCAATGGATGCTACTCGCCTACCTCGTGGCTCACGCTTTGAAGTTAAGCCCGGTAAAGCAATCCTTACTAATGGTAATCCAGCAGAGATTCTATTCCCATTCAAGTTCGGACAAACCAGTCCTGAGAACTTTGCTACCTCTAAAGAGTTTGAGCGTATGTTGCTAATGGCAACTGGCACATTAGATAGCCAAGGAGTAGTATCACAGGCTTCCAGAGACGCTTCCGGTGCTGGTATGTCTATGGCAATGGCTGGCATTATCAAGAAGTATAAGCGGACTCTGACGAACTTCCAAGAAGACTTTATGGTTCCGCTGATTAAGAAAGNAGCCTTCCGTTATATGCAGTTTGACCCTGAGCGTTATCCATCGGTAGACATGAAGTTCATGCCTAGCGCTACCTTGGGTATTATGGCTCGTGAGTACGAACAACAGCAGCTTATTGGCTTGTTGCAGACCCTTGGACCCAATACTCCAGTACTACCAATCATCCTTAAAGGCATTATTGGTAACTCTAGCCTGTCTAATAGGGCTGAATTGGAGCAAGCATTGACCCAAATGAGTCAACCAGACCCACAACAGGCTCAAATGGCTCAAATGACACAGCAATTACAAATGGAACAGGCTCAGGCTACAACTAAATCACTACAGGCTAGGGCGCAAAGAGACTCTGCAGAGGCTGCTAAGACGGTTGTAGAGACCCAATTGATGCCAGAAGAGCTTCGTGCCAAGGTTATTAGTTCGTTATCTACTAACATTGATAGTAAAAACCAAGAATCTGAGTTCGCTAAACGAGCTAAGATAGCAGAATTGATGCTCAAAGAAGCCGATATTAAGAATAAAGGCAAGATTGTTGAGCTTCAGATGCAAAAACAACAAAAGATGTAAAAATTACTTGACTTTTTTATAAAGTTGTGGTAAAATGCGGTTATAAATGTAAGTGAGTACTTACATACATTCTCCAACAAGGACAAAGAATGATAGATAAAAAACTACAAGAATACTATGAGAGTCGCTTTGCAATGATGGCGACTCAAGGCTGGTTAGATTTGATGGAAGATGCACAGAATATGTTCAATTCCTTAAATCAAGTGCTACCAATCCAAAACGAGACTGATTTACAACTAAAGCGTGGACAACTGGACATTCTCCAGTGGTTAATCAGCTTAAAAGATGTTTCAGAGCAATCCTACGAACAGCTCTTGTCGGGAGACACGGCGAATGAGTAGGAAGTTATATGACTTTAAATGCTCAGAAGGACATATCACAGAGAGTTTTGTTACAGATGAAACAACAGTAATTCCCTGTGAATGTGGTTTAGATGCTAACCGAATTATTTCGCCTATACGAATTAGTTTAGACGGCACTGACCCTGTTTTCGTATCTGCCTACGATAGATGGGCGAAAAGGCACGAAGACAAACAGAAGCAAGAAGCAAAGCAAAACGCCTGAGATACCTTTATTGGGAAATAAAGCCTCAGATTATTAATCCTAAAATCACTTGATTCGGTGACAGGAGACTTTAAATGGCAGCAACATTTATTCAAGAAGAAGAACTGTTTGAAAGCAATGAGCAAGAAGTAGTACAAGATGTTACAACTCCAGAGGCATCATCAACCGATGCACAACCTGAGGTTAAACAAGTAGAACCAGTAGATGAGTTACCTGAGAAGTATCGAGGTAAGTCAGCATCAGAAATTGCAAAGATGCACCAAGAGGCTGAAAAGCTAATAGGTCGTCAAGCAAACGAGGTTCACGAAGTACGAAGTCTTGCAGACCAGCTTTTAAANCAACAACTCGAAGCTCGAACAAAAGAAACAGCGCCTATTGAAGAATCGCTTGAAGAAGACTTTTTTGTAGACCCTAAACAGGCTGTCAACAGACAAGTAGAAAAGCATCCTGCTGTAATTGAAGCTAGACAAGCAGCATTAGAAATGAAGAAGATGAAGACGGCACAACAACTGTCGGCTAAACATCCTGATTTTACCACTATCGCACAAGATACTGGATTCCAAGATTGGGTTAAATCTTCTAAGATTCGACTGAACTTGTTTGCCAAAGCTGATGCAGAATTTGACTTTGATGCCGCTGATGANTTGTTAAGTACTTACAAAGAACTTAAACAAATCAAACAGCANACTCAAACGACTCAAACTGCAGCAGTAGAAAGCAAAGCTCAAGAACAAGCAATGAAGGCAGCTACAGTTGATGTTGGTGGTGCTGGCGAGAGTAGCCGAAAAGTATATCGTCGAGCAGACCTAATTAAATTGAAACTTACCGACCCTAGTCGTTATGAAGCACTGCAGGATGATATCCTAGCAGCATACGCCGAGGGGAGGGTTAAGTAATTTTAGACTTAATAATTCATAAAGGAAATTAATCATGGCAGCAGTAACATACCCCGGCGGTAGTACATCTATCGTTAACAAAACAGCAGCAGACAAGTTTATTCCAGAGATTTGGAGTGACGAAGTCATCGCTGCATACAAAGCAAACTTAGTTCTTGCAAACCTCGTCCGTAAGATGTCTTTCAAAGGCAAAAAAGGCGACACACTGCATATTCCTAAGCCAACTCGTGGCGTAGCAGCAGCTAAAGCAGCTAACACTGCAGTAACCATCCAAGCTAACACCGAGAGCGAAGTACAAGTTCTCATCGACCAACACTTCGAGTACAGCCGTTTCATCGAGGACATCGTCGAGACTCAAGCATTGTCTTCTTTGCGTTCGTTCTACACAGAAGATGCTGGTTACGCTTTGGCTAAGAAAGTTGATGACACACTCGTAGCTTTAGGCAAGTCCTTCGGCGACGGTGACGCTTCTGACTGGGTTCATAGCAACGCATACTTTATTGATGCAAGCACAGGTTTGACCCTGTACGCATTAGACACCGTTACCACATCCGATGTATTTACCGATGCTGGTTTCCGTAAGCTTATCCAGTTGATGGACGACGCTGATGTTCCAATGGACGGTCGTAAGTTTGCTATTCCCCCATCACTCCGCAATGCAATCATGGGCGTTGACCGTTACAACAGCTCTGACTTCGTTGATGGTCGTGGTGTTCAAAATGGTCAAATCGGCAAGCTATATGGTATCGATATTTATGTATCGAGCAACTTGCCTACGATTGAGACCGCAGCAGACAACTCTGTTGGTGACGCTATCAAAGCTGCTCTCTTGTTCCATACTGATACTATGGTCTTTGCCGAGCAACTTGGTGTTCGTTCACAGACTCAGTACAAGCAAGAATACTTGTCGACTCTCTATACCGCTGATACCCTCTTCGGTACTAAAGTAGTTCGCCCAGAAGCTGGCTTTGTACTTGCTGTAAACGCCTAATATAGGCAACTCAAGCTCCTTAGCTACGGCTAGGGAGTTTGTTTAAATGCATTCCATGAGTGTATTTAGACAAACATAGGAGATTACTTTGAGCCTATATCGGGGACCCGGTGGGTCAGGAGACGCTACAAACGATGCTTCTAGTCAAGCAGTTTTAGCCACTGCTGCAGCAAACGCAGCAGAAGTATCTAAGAATCAAGCACAAGCATCTGCGTCAGCAGCATCAACCTCTGCCACAAACGCATCTAATTCAGCAACTGCAGCAGCTAGTTCAGCATCCTCTGCAGCAGCGTCAGTATCTAGTATTGGTACTTCGGTTAGTGATGCCGCAACTTCAGCAAGTAACGCCAGTACCTCAGCAACCAATGCTGCCTCGTCTGCGTCATCGGCATCAACTTCTGCGACTAATGCAAGCAACAGTGCTTCATCAGCATCCACTAGCGCTAGTAATGCAAGCACATCGGCAAGCAATGCTNCCACCAGTGCTACCAATGCTTCTAACAGTGCTACAACCGCATCAACTGCAGCAACGAATGCTGGTACAAGCGNAACCAATGCTGCAGCATCTGCATCAACAGCATCGACTGCAGCAACCAATGCAAGTAACANTGCTTCATCAGCATCAACCTCTGCAAGCAATGCCAGTTCTTCTGCATCATCTGCCTCGTCNTCAGCATCCACTGCGACGACACAGGCAAGTAATGCTAGTACTTCGGCAACAAATGCAAGTAATAGTGCTTCAGCAGCGTCTACATCGGCAACCAATGCTAGTAACAGTGCGTCTACAGCATCTACCGCAGCAACCAATGCTTCAGCAGCTCAGGTAGCAGCAGAAACTGCTAGAGACCAAACATTAACTGCTTACGATAACTTTGATGATAGGTATTTAGGAGCTAAGACTTCTGACCCTACACTCGATAACGATGGTAATGCCTTATTAGCTGGTGCTTTGTATTTCAATAGCTCTTTAGGCTATATGAAGGTGTATACCGGCTCTGTCTGGGTAGATGCCTATGCTGCTGGAACCAGTTTCTTAGCCAAAGCAAACAATTTAAGNGATTTACCTGACGCATCTGTTGCACGAACCAATCTTGGTNTNGCAATTGGTACNAATGTTCAGGCTTACGATGCAGACTTAGCAACGATTGCTGGTCTAACTCCCACCAATAACTATGCTATTATTGGTAATGGAACAAGCTGGACTTCTTCAGCATTGCCAGCAACAGGTGTAACTTCTGTAACCGGCACAGCACCGATTGTTTCTAGTGGCGGCACTACTCCAGCAATCTCGATACCAGCAGCAACTTCGAGTGTTAATGGTTACTTAACCAGCACAGATTGGTCAACATTTAACGCTAAACAAGCTGCTTTAGTTAGTGGCACAAACATCAAGACTGTTGGTGGNGTCAGTCTCCTAGGTTCTGGTGATGTAGGNACTCTAACAGTAGCTTATGGCGGAACTGGGGCTACCACGCTAACAGGGTANTTAAAAGGCAACGGAACCAGTGCTTTTACAGCTAGTTCGACAATTCCGGGGTCAGATATTGATGGAACAATAGATGGTGGAAGTTTTTAAAAAAGACTTGACAAAACAGTCAATTTGTGTTATCATTAGGAAATAAACTATGCCTACAATCTTAAAACTTAAAAACAGTGTAACAACGACTGCTACACCTACCACTTTGGTGCAGGGTGAAGCCGCTGTTAACATTACAGACAAGAAAGTCTGGATTGGTAACGCTGCATCATCGCCAGTACAGATTGTCGGTCCCGGCTCTGACGACTTAGCAGTCGCTGATGGCGGTACTGGCTCATCCACAGCTAGTGGAGCAAGAGCAAACCTTTTAGCAGTTGGCTATACCGCTACTACAGGTTCAGCGATTCTACCAAGTGGCACTACTGGACAGCGAGATGGTTCTCCTGCCGCAGGTTATATCCGCTTTAACTCTACTACTGGAACCTTTGAAGGTTACACCACTGCATGGGGTTCTATCGGTGGTGGCGCTACAGGTGCCGGTGGCGATGCAGTATTCCAAGAGAACTCGCCTACTGTGACAACCTCTTACACACTATCAACAGGAAAAAATGCTATGTCTGTAGGTCCAATTACGATTAACGGTGGTGCAACAGTAACAGTACCGTCTGGTGCTAGATGGGTGGTATTATGAGTATCGTACTTCAAGGAAGCACATCAGGTAGCGTTACATTACAAGAACCAGCC